TGTCCTTTTTAGTTGGTTTAATTGTGCTTTTTTGACTTTTTCTTTGGTTAGTAATCGTTCTTCTGTGTACTCGTGTCGTCGTTCTTTGAAATGTTTTCTCCTTCTGTTCTTGACTTTTTCGTAGGTTTCTGGGTCCTCTTTCCGCAATAGGTGTTCATAGTATTTAGGTACGCCCGGATATACTCCCTTTCCTGGTATTGGTGTTTCGTCCGATGGGAATACATCGCTTTTGTATTTTTGATACCACTCATATCCTATCCCCGGTTTTAGGCTCATTGTTACGTATTCCGGTTCCAGTTGTATAATCTCCCCGGTACTTTCTACGCATCTTTCGTAATGTTCTTTGGCTTTGTCTCCCGTGATTTTCTTCATGATATAGCGTGCTGTGTAGGCCGCTGTTTGGTAGTTGAGCTCTCCGCAGGTTGCGAATCCTTTCCCCCACGTTTCCGTCAGTTCGTCTGAAACATAAGTTGTGATGTCGTTTTGTACAGAATGTTCAACACGGTCCATGTAATCCAGCCCGAACATGCAAGCGTGATAATGAGGACGGCCCAGCGTCCCATATTCGCCGCAATGAAAGAATCGTATTTTTTTGTCATTGTGTCGGCTCCTGGTTCTTTTCATAAACTTCTGGAAGTGTTCTTTTACCAACGTGCCTCCGTAGGGCACGTGCTCTTTGTCGTAAGTAAGCGTGATGAACGCGTTTTGCTGGTGCATTTGTGCTTCGTGTACGCATCTCGCGGCCCAGGTCTTACTTCGGTCTACCCTGCATCCCAGGCATTGGCCGCAGGCCACCTCCATTTCGTTACCGATTGAATCGGTTTTGTTGAATACCAGGGCACCGTCAGTTCCCTGGTATCCGGTCAGCGGGTAATAGCAGGTCATGTCTCATAGCCTCATCCCGCCCCTGCGGATTGGTTTTCGTACTCTTTCCCAGTCCGCGTCGGTCATGTGTCGGTTTAGCCATGCCCGTCGTAGTTTCCGGTACCAGGTCATAACCTGATACCACCTCGGACCGTCATGGCTCGGTTTTTTGGGTGTGATTTCATTACGCCCTTCGCGAACATATCCCGCGACCGTTTCTTGCCTAACTTTCTGCGTTTACGCATGGGTTTGGTTCTCCGTTTGTGAACTTTTCGTTGTGAAAAGTTTTAGTGTTTGAGCTTTAGCTCGATCCCTTCTTGGACCCGTTCTGGAGTCCCCATACAGTAGCCTTACTTGATGTCTACTGTATAGGTGACAGGGTACACCCATTTGTACCCTTTGTCTCCTGCTCCCGTTCGTAGGGAGCTTATCCGCCTTCAGGCGGTTCTGGTGCAGGTTCCGGTGCCGGCGCAGGGTCGTCGGCCTCTGCCGGTGTAGGCAACGGCCTGCTCCCTCTTTTCGCCAGTTCTGGCAGCTTCTTTGCCAGATCGTCGGCGTTTTCCGGATCGTTCACGTAGTTGAAGAATCGCTCCGGATCGTTTCGGAATTGGTTCCGAATACTGCTTGGCAAGGCCTCGAACATACTGTTCGCCTTTGCCATTTGGTTTTGAGCTTCTTGGAAGTCAAACCCGGTCAGGTCTCCGTACTGACCTCCCCATTGTTCCAGGTGGCTCAACGTGCCCATCCTGGTATGTTTCTCAATGAGCTTATTGACGTCTGTTTCATCTTTAAAGGACTGTTTGGTTCGCCCGTCTGAATAGTCTAGCGGTTCTCTCAGGGCGAGTAATTCTGTCCTGGTTATAGTTTCGCCTAGTTCGTCTTGCAGTTTTTTCAGTTCCATGCTCATTAGTTTATTCCTATTCTCTCTAGATATTTTTTGATTTTGTCCTGGTTGTTGTAAGCCCATTCGAGGGCTTCTTCGTCGGACATTTTTGGTAAGTCCATTTGTCGTACCACGTTTAGTAATCGTTGTTCGTTTTCGTCTGGTTTTATGTTCATCGATATGGCCAGGTCTCTAATTTTGTTCCTGGCTGTTTTTCCGGCCTCGTTGGCCGGGTTTTTGTATTCGCTTGCTCGTTTTCCTGTTTCTTTGATTAGGTTTTTGTAATCTACTGCGCTCGGCGAGAGCCTTTTTTTTGCGCTGAAGATTGCTTGCTCTATTTCTCCACCCGCTGTTGCTGCGGGTCCTAGCGCATCTCGTTGCGCGTCTGTCAGTCGTGTTTGTGCTTTTACGTTGTCTATTTGTGCTTTTAGCATCGCAGCTTGTAGCCCGCTACCGACTGCTTTTCCGAGTTGCTCGCCGAGGCCTTTGTTCTTGTTTAGCATTGTTGCAGTATTGCCGGCAGGTGTCGTAGATGGACTGCCGATTGCTAGTATTCTGTTCAGCCCAGCTGCCTCTAGGTCTTTGGCTGCCCGTTGGTAGGCTGTGTTTGACATTTTTTGTTGCCATGCTCTGTTCTCCCTGGCTATTTGTAGGTTTGCCGCGTTCGCGGAAGACTGGCCTGCTCTATCGAACAGGCCGCCTATTATGTTGCTTCCGGCGCCGATTAAGGCGCTTCCAATAATCGGATCCACGTTGTTCCCCTAAAAGTGGTCTATTCCGCCTGGTGTTCCGTATAGCGGTAATGGCCTTGCTGCTTTGATATCGTGCCAGATATCCGCGATAAATTGCGGTTCACTTGGTACGGCGATCGCTCTGTCCAGTGGGGTTCCGGTGTTGCTGGTTATAAATGTTTCACCCAGCGTTGGAAGCGTTGCGAAATCTTCGCTTAAGTTCCAGCTCGCCAGTGTGCCGGTTGCGTCTGGCCTCATGAGTCCTGTCAGTTTGCTGTTTTGGAATCTGTATTCGTTGTAACGTCCTGTATAACCGAATACGTCATCGTCCACGCTTGTTTCGCTAACCCATATTTCTTTGTTTAGGATTCCTTGTTCCCCGATTTGACTTAAAACGGGATAATAGAAGTCGTAACGGGTTGATTTGCTCCAATAGCGGTCGAGTCCCTGGGAATAAGTGATATCACCCCTTGCGTTAACCATGGCGATAATCACGCCATGCTCTACGAAGCTTTTTGTGAATCCCGCTTGTCCCATTGCTTGCCCGAAGCCTGCCAGACCGCCCTGCTTATCTTTTACGGTTGGTGTCGTTGGGTTTGGCGTTGTCTGCGGGACCGGTGTAATTCCTACCGGTACGCTCCCGCCGCCCAGGTAAACAGGCCTCTGAGCTGTGTAGTCAGGAAAGGTAACGCCCCAGTGCGCTTTGAGGGTTTCCACATATCTTGTTCCGCTCCTTGCGTCTCGTTCTAGCAGTCGTTGTGTTTGGAATGCCAGTCTGAGTTCGTTAATTGTTGCTGCGGTCGCTGTGCTTAAGTCGGCGTACAGTCGCGGTGTTGTCGTAGCGACGTTGGTAGGTCCAATGTCTACCTGGTCTCCTGCTCCGCCAGTTGTTACGGTTAAGTCTCTCCATTCTGCTTCGCTTGTGCTGTATACGCTGATTGCGCCCGTTTCGGTTTGTGCGGTAATGATATCCGCGGTTGTTCCGAGTGGTAATTCGACTCCGGCTGTTTGTTTTTGAGGCCACGGTAATGCGCTCGTGAAGTAGTCGTGTTTTTTGGCGCGTTTGGGCGGTGCTAGGTAGTATCGGCTTGTTCCGATGTTGTCCGGTCCGTCGTTTGTTGCCTCGGCGAGTGAGTCGACTAGGTTCTCATCGCGAAACCAATCGTTATAAATTTTCGCAAAGGCCCTGAACGGTAGTGCGCTGACGTCGATGTTGGCTGGGTCTAATCCGAAAGGTAGTCCCATGTAGTCGCCCAGGTCGCCGACGCCTACTGTTTGGGCGCCGGCAAGAACTGGTATTGTATAATCGATAGAGTCCGCGGGATCGGTTTGTGCTCCCATGAATTTTTCGAAGTTGTCCCACAGAATTCGATATGGTACGAAGAACGCGAAATAATCTATATAGAGGTTGTCCATCAACGGATGTAATGGTGTTGCGAGTCGTGCCAGGATTGTTGTTTTGACGTTCCAGCTATCCCCTGGTATGACGTCCCATACTCCGACCGGGATTAGATAGTCCGCGTCGAATGTTGTTTTTACCCCGTGTGATAGGTCAAAGCTTGACCGTGGTATGTCCGCCCTGGGCACTTGCCCGAAGCGGTGCGGTGATGGTTGTCTCGGTGCTTGCCTAGCCATTGTTTATTTTCCTTTCTAGTTCAGTGATGTTGTCCTGGTTCACGTTTCGTGAGTTTGACACGGCCTCTAGGCCTGTCGTTAGTTTTTCCAGTTCTTCGCCTTCTAATTTTCCGCTTGTGTCGTTGAATCTTCCTACGCGGTATAGCGTGTAATCTTCTGGATGTTTTCCTACTTCGTGTGATGCGTCACACGCGATGTCGTTAAAGCCTCGGATTGCTTGTCCGTCTGCTTGCGAGAAAAAAGGGCGCATGTATACGCCCGAAGCTACGTCGTAGATTGTGTATGCGTTAAGGTTCATTATTCGAGTGTCCTTTTTAGTTGGTTTAATTGTGCTTTTTTGACTTTTTCTTTGGTTAGTAATCGTTCTTCTGTGTACTCGTGTCGTCTTTCTTTGAATTGTTTTCTCCTTCTGTTTTTGACTTTTTCGTAGGTGTCTGGATCTTCTTTCCGTAATAGGTGTTCATAGTATTTAGGTACGCCCGGATATACTCCCTTTCCTGGTATTGGCGTTTCGTCCGATGGGAATACATCGGTTTTGTATTTTTGATACCAGTCATATCCTATGCCCGGTTTGAGGCTCATCGTTACGTATTCTGGTTCTAATTGTATTATCTCCCCGGTACTTTCTACGCATCTTTGGTAATGTTCTTTTGCCCTGTCTCCCGTGATTTTCTTCATGATGTAGCGCGCTGTGTAAGCGGCTGTTTGGTAGTTGAGTTCTCCGCACGTCGCGAATCCCTTTCCCCACGTTTCCGTCAGTTCGTCGGAAATAAAAGTGGTGACGTCGTTCTGTACAGAATGTTCAACACGGTCAGGGTAATCCAGCCCGAACATACAAGCGTGATAATGAGGACGGCCCAACGTCCCATACTCGCCGCAGTGAAAAAATCGAATTTTTTTGTCATTGTGTCGGCTCCTGGTTCTTTTCATGAACTTCTGGAAGTGTTCTTTTACCAACGTGCCTCCGTAGGGCACGTGCTCTTTGTCGTAAGTAAGCGTGATGAAGGCATTTTGCTGGTGCATTTGTGATTCGTGTACGCATCGTGCAGCCCAGGTTTTACTGCGGTCTACCCGGCATCCTAGGCACTGGCCGCAGGCCACTTCCATTTCGTTTCCGATTGAATCGGCTTTGTTGAATACCAGGGCACCATCAGTGCCCTGATATCCGGTCAGCGGGTAATAGCAGGTCATGTGTCATAACCTGATTCCGCCCCGTACCGTCATAGCTCGGTTTTTCGGGTGTGATTTCATTACGCCCTTCGCGAACATATCCCGCGACCGTTTCTTGCCTAACTTTCTGCGTTTACGCATGATTTTGGTTCTCCATTTGTGAACTTTTCGTTGTGAAAAGTTTTAGTGATTGAGCTCTAGCTTGATCCCTTCTCGGACCCGGTCTGGAGTCCCCATACAGTAGCCTTACTTGATGTCTACTGTATAGGTGACAGGGTACGCCCATTTGTACCCTTTGTCTCCTGCTCCCGTTCGTAGGGAGCTTTATCCGCCTTCTGGCGGTTCTGGAGCTGGTTCCGGTGCCGGCGCAGGGTCTTCGGCCTCTGCCGGCGTAGGCAACGGCCTGCTCCCTCTTTTCGCCAGTTCTGGCAGTTTTTTTGCCAGGTCGTCGGCGTTTTCCGGATCGTTCACGAAGTTGAAGAATCGTTCCGGATCGTTTCGGAATTGGTTCCGAACGCTGCTTGGCAAGGCCTCGAACATGCTGTTTGCCTTTGCCATTTGGTTTTGTGCTTCCTGGAAGTCAAATCCTGATAGATCGCCATACTGTCCCCCCCACTGTTCCAAGTGGCTTAGCGTTCCCATTCGAGTGTGTTTCTCGATTAGCTTATTGACGTCTGTCTCATCTTTAAAGGACTGTTTCGTTCGCCCGTCTGAATAGTCTAGCGCTTCTCTTAGGGCGAGTAATTCTGTCCTGCTTACAGGTGCGTCTAGTTCGTCTGCTATTTTTCTTAATTCCATGCTCATTAATTTGTCTCCGGTATGTTTGGATTCCACCAGGAATCCGTTTTGCGATCTTTTAAAGGACTCTTTCTTCGGAAGTCCTTTGTTGTTTTTGTTTCCTGTTTGGTTGTTTTTTGCCTCATCCTTGATCCTACTGCTACTCCGCCGATTAGTGCGGCCAGTGGTGCTGCCATTTGTTTGATGAGGTATAATGTATGCCCTAATTTTCCGCTGTATAGCGATTGTTCGAGCTCTAGTTCCCATCGAGCTCGTTCTGTAGCAGTCTTAATTGATTTGGCTTGTTCAATAATTTGTTTTGCCATCTCTCTTGATTGTGCTGCGTTTGCTCTTGCGAGGTCTGCCGATGCTTGTACTTGTTGAATTTGTTCGGTCGTTAGGTTGTATTGTTGCCGAAGGTTTTCTAGTTGTTGCGTATTTATTGGCAACTGCGACCGTTTTAGTTCTGTGTCTGCAATTGTGTTATCTGCTTCTGCGTCAAGTTTCTTGATTTGACCTTTTAGCGTCGCTGCCATCAGCGCGCTAGTTACTCCCTTCCCGATACCCTGGGCGAGTGGCGCCTTTTCGTTTTGCATTGTTGCCACGTTTCCACCAGGTGTTGTTGCTGGTGATCCCAATGCCAGTATTCTGTTCAGCCCAGCTGCTTCGAGGTCTTTGGCTGCCCGTTGGTACGCGGTGTTGCTCATCTTTGCTTGCCATTCTCTGTTTTCCCTGGCGATTTGTAGGTTTGCGGCGTTTGCCGATGCCTGTCCTTTGCTTCCGATTAATCCGCCGATTATGTCCCCCCCTGCCGAGATTAAACTCGGCAGGGCCGCTGTCAGTAATGGTCCTGGCATGTTGTTCCCCTAGAAGTGGTCTATTCCGCCTGGTGTTCCGTACAGCGGTAATGGCCTTGCGGCTTTAATGTTGTGCCAGATGTCGGCGATAAATTGCGGTTCGCTTGGTACGGCGATAGCTCTATCCAGCGGTGTCCCGGTGTTGCTGGTTATGAACGTGTCTCCCAGTGTAGGTAGGGATGCGAAGTCTTCGCTTAAGTTCCAGCTTGCAAGGGTGCCTGTTGCGTCGGGCCGCATTAGTCCGGTTAGTTTGCTGTTTTGGAATCTGTACTCGTTGTACCGACCGGTGTATCCGAATACGGCGTCATCGGTTGCGGGCGTGGCGCTCCACCATATTTCCTTGTTGAGGATTCCCTGCTCCCCGATTTGGCTCAAGACGGGATAATAGAAGTCGTATCGGGTCGATTTACTCCAATATCGGTCGAGTCCCTGTGAATAAGTGATGTCGCCTCGTGCGTTTACCATTGCGATAATGACGCCATGCTCCACAAAGCTTTTTGTGAATCCTGCTTGTCCCATTGCTTGCCCGAAACCTGCCAGCCCGCCTTGTTTGTCTTTGACGGTTGGTGTTGTCGGGTTTGGCGTTGTTTGCGGCACGGGTGTTATTCCTACTGGTACGCTCCCGCCGCCCAGGTAAACCGGCCTTTGTGCCGTGTAGTCCGGGAATGTTACTCCCCAATGTGCTTTGAGTGTTTCGACATATCGTGTTCCGCTTCTTGCGTCTCTCTCTAAGAGTCGTTGTGTTTGGAATGCCAGTCGCAGTTCGTTGATAGTTGCTGCGGTTGCTGTGCTCAAGTCGGCGTAGAGTCTCGGTGTTGTAGTTGCGACGTTAGTTGGTCCGATATCGACTTGGTCTCCTGCTCCGCCGGTTGTGACTGTTAAGTCTCTCCATTCCGCTTCGCTTGTGCTGTATACGCTGATTGCGCCCGTTTCGGTTTGTGCCGTGATGATATCCGCGGTTGTTCCTAGTGGTAATTCGACGCCTGCTGCTTGTTTTTGCGGCCACGGTAATGCGCTCGTGAAATAGTCATGTTTTTTGGCGCGTTTTTTGGGGTCTTCGTCGTACTCGTGATCGGCTAGCGCGTCGGGTCCGTTGCCCGTGTTGATACTGAGGCTGTCTTGTAGGTTTTCATCGCGGAACCAGTCGTTCCAGATCAATCGGTATGCGCGAGCCGGTAAGCTGCTCGTTTCGCCGTCGGCGAAAGAGATACCGAGTGGCATACCCATATAATCGCCTAGACAGCCCTCCGTTACGGAAGCTCCGCCGCCGCCGGCGGTTACCGGAATAGTAAAGTCGATTGAATCGCCGGGATCGTCCTGTGCACCCATAAATTTTTCGAAGTTTGTCCACAGAATGCGATATGGCACGAAGAACGCGAAATAATCGATATAGAGGTTGTCCATTAACGGATGTAATGGCGTTGCGAGTCGTGCGAGGATTGTAGTTTTGACGTTCCAGCTGTCGCCTGGGATTACGTCCCATACCCCGACTGGGATTAGATAATCCGCGTCGAATGTTGTTTTGACTCCATGTGATAGGTCAAAGCTTGACCGTGGTATATCCGCCCTGGGCACTTGCCCAAAGCGGTGCGGTGATGGTTGTCTTGGTGCTTGCCTAGCCATTGTTTATTTTCCCTTCGAGTTCTGTGATGTTGTCCTGGTTCACGTTTCGTGAGTTTGACACGGCCTCGAGGCCTGTCGTGAGCTTTTCCAGTTCTTCGCCTTCTAATTTCCCGCTGGTGTCGTTGAATCTTCCTACGCGGTATAGCGTGTAATCTTGTGGATGTTTTCCTACTTCGTGTGATGCGTCACACGCGATATCGTTAAAGCCTCGGATTGCTTGTCCGTCTGCTTGAGAGAAAAAAGGGCGCATGTATACGCCCGAAGCTACGTCGTAGATTGTGTATGCGTT